CGCTATTAGTATTTGTTAATACCCTTACTATTTCGTTCATCTCATCATAACCTAAGTTCTTGACCATATCATAGTCACTTTTATTATTCTCGTAAATGTAATACTCACTATCTGTTACATTCCCTATTATCTTCATTATTTCTATTTCGTCTTTCTCATCGTATTCAAAATATTTCAACATAGTTTTACAAAGCTCAATCTTTTCAAAAGCTTTAACGACTTTATCCAAATATCTACATCTTTCTCTCCCATTTGATAGAAGACGTATAACCTCTTCATCTACATTTATATCACTACTATACTTACTATAATCTAAATCTATTTCCTCATCTTCTACCCCCAAATATTCGACATCGTTAGCATAATCTACAGCAAGATCGTCCTCTTTCTTATAGTCCTCTTTGCTCAAGATAACGGAGTTATATAAGCTAGTATTTTTTAGATATTCAGAATAATCATCCTTTATAGTAGCTTTATATCTATTTAATCTCATGCTTAAATTTTTAATTTTATCGTCCGTAGCCCTACTAAACTTAAAATCCACATCACTTGCCTTTGATTGTGTTAATCTTTTACTAACTAAACCGATTCTTCTCAGTTTATATCTTTTACTATTAAACAACTTAAAACCATAACCTCCAGAAGTTTTACTACCATATAAAACTTCTAACTTTATCTTTTTATCACTCATACTACCATAATATTGAACACACTTATCATATAACAACCTAGATATTTTCAGGGAGATACCTCTTCTGTTAATCATAACCATCTGTTCATACAAAGATTTAAATTTTTCTTCAACTGACATATCTCTTTTAGACTCCCAATTGCCACTTACAAAACTAGCTATGCTACGACATAAAGCACTATATTCCTTGCCGTTAACATATATTCTTCTCAAAAACTCAAGCTTATTCCTTTTGATTAACATCTTTGCATCTTGACTAACCATACCGCTAATATGTGCAACATCGCTAAAATACACTGCGTCACATCTATTATCGAAACTTACAACGAGATCATCTCCTTGATGTATTCTATACTTTAGTCCTGGTTCTCTACCTACCAATCTTTCCATATTATATAACACTAGGTCAGTATAAATAATATTTAAAAATGTATTCATAAAAGACGTTTCACGTGCTCCTGAGTACATACCGCAAACAAGTTTGTAAAACTTGCCATCTATTTCAAATTCACTATTATCTATACTTAAACTAATAAAGTCTATGACCCAAACTATGTCTTTTCTAATCTGCTCGTTTTGTTCATTTTTAATTAAACTATCTTTTGCCTTTTGAAATATGTACACCATCATTTCTTTGGTATGTAGACTGTTCATATTAGCGAAGTCGAAACTATTATGATAATATCCTAAAGAACTCAACCTCATCAATTTCGCTCTATAATGTAGATCAGAAAACTTACCGCTACCCATATTCGTGTATGGTAAAATTTTCTCCATCTCACCACACACATAATTACAAAGAACGTAATCTATAGTGTCTACCCCAAAAATCCACCTTTGCTTAACAAGCTCGTTCATTTTGGTGTGCCCTCTAGCCATTTTCTTAGCACCTTTGCATTTAACCATTTCCACGAATTGCTCATACGTCCACTTTTCCATCTCGGATCTTTTATTACTCCTAACTTTGCTATTAGTATTATCAAACTGAGCTGGCATACCGTAAACTGCTCCTGATTTGCACCAATCTATTCTCTGTTCATAGTATTCTTTGAAAGTTCTACGTATCTTTTTCGTCTCTAATTTCTTTAAATAAAAATCAACCCTACTTTTCATATACTGTCGACCTTCACTTTCTCGTAAGGTGCCTGTAGAATATAAACATTTATTAGGTGCATGCTTTAACTTATAGTCCAACTCTTCTTGCAAATCCGCATCTACACCAGACCTGCCAAAAAAAGTATCTAAATACATAAGCTTAGCTTTATCACTTTCGGGTAGACCATCTGTATCATAAGAACCATTTCTTACCTTCTGCGTACAAACTTTAAATTTGTCAACGTAATCATTATAATCTATTTTAAACTTACCATCAAAAACCTTATACACCCACTCCCATCCTTTAAAACTAAGCTTAACTCCTAAAAGAAAGATTATAAGACTAGAGACCATAACGTGCAACTGTCCTATATTCGCAAAAATTATCTTACCCAACACATCCACTTCCTCTCTATTGAGTGTCTTTAATAAATCTAAGACAAACCAACCCAATTTAACCTTACACATCTTCTTTTCCATAGCGTTTTTGTAGTTAAACAAGTTTTCCAAACTTTCTTTTAGAGTATCTAGCTTAGATTTATAATACTCATCTTTACCCTCATAAGATCGAACAACATCCCAATTCACTTTCATATCAGCTACTTCTTCACTGACCTGTTCGTCATCACAACCCAGTATCTCAATTTTGCTTTCTCTTAAAAAAGCAGTAAATCCTATCTCATGTTGGTTTTTATGACTCAAGTTTTGCAAATCAACACATGAATCTAGAACATTCGAATATTTGTCTAGAAGCGGATGCCTTTTACGGTAAACCAACCAATTCCAAACGATATACTCTTGTTCTGAAATATTTTTATTTGCATAGTGCAACTCAATCTCATCCCAAAGCTTATAGCCTGTTTCAGTAGCAACAAAGATAGTGACCCACATAGGGACATTCTTATTGCTGTTAGAAGTGCAATTTGCAGGTAAGTTTAACCAACTTACCCCACTTGTTTTAACATACGGATACTGCCCTGAGTTAACTGTCGCACATAAAGTTAGATAATTATCTTCACTAAATTTGCTCCACCTTGCATTTAAAATCGACCAAATAGATTCTTCATCAAAGTATTCTACCTCTGTCTGCTTTACACCCTTTTTATTAATTAACATTTTTTCTTTTCCCAAAATGTTAACGTTGACCTTGGCTTCCGTATTTTTATAAGAATACAAAAGCATATCGTAAGCAAAGACCAGATTATCGTATTGAGTTGGCTGTTGTGATCTGTCGTTATATGAGTAAACTACACCCTTCTCTTTTTTAAAAGAAACTGATGATAAATGTTTTGATTTAACATTAACCTCACTCAGAATAATTGCTGTTGGTTTCCTAGAACCTAAGTAACATCCTGTACCTACCATATATTCACGGCCGCCATCTTTAACTCCTACTAGCTGACTTTGAAAGAACCCAAGAATGTACAACACCTCTATCAAATTTAATCCTGTAGATAAACTTCGACTATATCCCAATATTGCTGGTGTTATATCTGACATAAGTTTAGTCACATCTTTAGTGATATTTCTCCTTATACCTGCAATTATATCTTTTTGCTTAGGGAACTCTTTTTCCAAAGACCCAAACAATTTGCCGCCTATAAGTGCAACTAAGTTCCTTGATATTAATTCAAAAGCACATTTACCAGCTTCAATCTCTCTATTTTTAATCAACCCCTTATCCTTCGAAAAAGCCTGCACGTGGTTATTTATTTGCGGATAAGCATATTTGCACATAAGCGCAGGTAAATAGTCACACTTCAACCCTTTGTCAAAGATAGGAGATCCCCAAAAGGCACCAGCTTTAAACAACTCTGCATACACGCTAGTGTCGCTATCACAGATAAAATCCACTACCCATCTCCAAGTGCTTTGCCAATCCTTATTTGAAGATGTATCCTCATTCCAATATTTTTTTAACTTTGTAAATATTTCTTTTGGAGGCGAGCTCTGTCTAACATACCAAAAGGAAAATGCTTCTGCTATTGTTTCAAACAATTCTTTTCCCTCATTGGTATTTCTTAACGAAGTCTGAGTGATATTTTCATTTACCCCCAATAATACGCTTACTCGCTTACAAAAAACTTTTAGAACGTCCTCAGCGATCTCAACCCCTATCCTGGTTGCAGCCGGATTTACCTCCGATTTCAACCTATCTATTAAACTGATCTTTAATGCTTTTGTAGTGTTGATTGCTTTAGCACTTGATCTTGCTGCGTCAGCGAACCTTGACTTTATTTCTTTATTAAAGAGTTTAGCTATACTTGTAGTCCAAGGTCCTAAGTTTGTTTTTAGGTCACTCGGCAAAACCACTTTTTCCCAAGGGATCTTATCAGCTTCCCACTTTTGTACACTAGAATAATTTTGCTCGTAAGTACTCAAGAAACTCTCTGCATTGAGCAAGATCATCTCGAATCCATCGAACCAAAGATTGAAATATCCTAGCACGCGTATAAAGTCTTTGCTGTCAAAAAACGTTTTAGCTGAAGTTCTCAAAATGTCAAAATTATCATGAGGAAGCCTATATGCCTTACTGACTACATCTTTTTGAGTCAGCTTACTCACTAATTTTTCTACTTTTTCTTTCTTCTTCTTCTGTGTAGGCAGAGGTGTTTCTGCTTGAGGATTTACGTTCTTCAAATCAGCTAAAACCTCTTGCTTTAAACCAGGCTTTTCTTTGTTTTTCAAATCTAATCTTTTTCTGGCTTTTAGAATATTTTCTTCCTGTTTCTTCTTTTTCTTAAGTTCCTGTTTCTTCTTTTTTAAACTGCTTGCTTTCTTATCGCTTACTACTTTGCTCTTTTTGTTACTGTCCACAATTTCCGCTTTTTTCTTTTTTTCAATTGAACTATCACCACTCTTAGCAAGAGGTAAACTTACAGAAGTTTGCGAAGTAGGGTTTGGATCTTCTTTTGAAGATAAAAGCTCTATCTTCG